ATGAAATATACAGAAGAGGATATAAAAAAAATTACAGAAAATGTCTCTATTTTGGATTACTTTCAATATTTAACTAGACAAGGAAAAGTAAATTTTGATAGAAAACAAGGAAGAGATTACTATTTCAGAACAGAGGAAAATAAATTTTCAGTCAATGAAACAGGATTTTATGACTTCAAAACAGGTAACGGTGGAAAATTGATTAAAGCTGTTATGAGTATTGAAAATAAATCCTGGAAAGAAGCAATGGACTTTCTCAAAGATTTTTCTAACATTTATACTACAGAAGATATTGCAGAAATAAAAAAATCTAAGGAAACAAAATCTAATGCTAATCCTCCTTCTATCACAAAAATAGTTCCACCCAATAATGATAAGCTCATTTCATATTTTAATGAAAGAGGCATCTCAAAAGAAATTTTAAACGCTTACACTAGGCAAATTCATTATCAAGTAGGTGGAAAAAAGTATTTTGGAATTGGATTAGAAAATCAATCAAAAGGATACGAAATCCGTAACCCAATGATGAAAACCAAACTAGGTAAGAATGACCTTACTATTATTAACAAAAGTAATGGTAAAAATGTCTTCGCCTTTGAAGGGATGACTGATATGCTCTCTTTTCTACAACTCCAAAAACTAAACAATAAAGAAAATAAATCTACTTTAGTAGTACTAAATTCAGTTGTAAATGTCAATAAATTTGTAGAAATATTTAAAAACTACAAAGGAAAAATAAACCTTCTCTTAGATGGTGATGCAGCAGGAACAGAAGCCACCAATCAAATTATATCTTTGATGCCCCAAAATAATATTGAAGATTTAAGGAGTGTATATGGCATAGGACAACCCAATAGTGAAATTAATGATTTAAATGATTATCTAAAAAAAAGGGATATCATTTTACAAAAAGAAAACATTAACAAAGAATTATTAGAAAATGATAGAAATATTGAACAATCCAAAGGAATATCCACAACTGAGTCAGTGGGAGACGAACAAACTGAACCAAACCATAGAGAACTTGACCAAACAAGCCAATCCAAGCATAGAGACACCAACGAAGACTCAAAAAATTTGGACAGCTACGATGTTGGAAATGGACTTAGCCCATCAGAACTCAAGCATTTGGGAAGAGGGAGACTACAGCCAAATAGAAAAAATCGAGGAACACAATCGCAAAGCAATGGAACTTCAAAAACTTTTCAAGGAGAAAAACTTGGAAGCGATAAAACGAACATACCTCACAGAAATCAATCCCAAAATCAAGGAGATGGCGAGACAAATTTGGTGCGAACTGGAAGAACTTCCATACTAGAATTTGTTAAAAATCTCAAAGACAGAAAACCTACTAATGAAGAAATTAGTGAATTAGTAAATGTCCTTACCGAAGTTGCAGAAGATAAAACTATCCAACTAAAAAAAGGAATAGAAGCAACAGAGGATATTAAAACTATCATTTCTCAGTACAAAAGTGGTGGTATAGCCAAGTCTGGGCGTGGTATCTTAGATGAATATTATACGGATGAGAGACTTGTAAATACCATTGGTAATCTTATTAGGAACAATTTCAGACAAGGTGAGAAAATAGATGTTTTAGAGCCAAGCGTAGGAATAGGAAATTTTCTTTCAGCTCTTAAAAATTTACCTACTACTAGTAATAGTATCACAACCTTTGAAATCAACGAAACCACTGCGAAAATTTCTAAAATATTAAACCCTAATATCAATGTAAATCTGCGTTCATTTGAAACAGAATTTATCACAGAAAATGGACAGAAGAAAGAATTTCAAGAAAAATACGATTTAGTTATTGGTAATCCTCCCTATGGACAACATAGAGGGTTTTACAAAGGTTTGGGGGAAGAGCCTAAAATAGCTCGATATGAAGATTACTTTATCAAGCGTTCTCTTGATGTTTTGAGAGATGGAGGTACACTAGCGATGGTAGTTCCTAGTAGTTGGCTTAACCGACAAAAAAATTTTGAAGGAGCAGAACTACAAGAAGCCTATCGCTTGCCGAATGGTATATTTAAATCAACAGATATAGGAACTGATATTATAATTCTAAAGAAAAATAATGTTCGTCAACAAAACATTTCCAATTATTTTAGAGATAATCCTAATCGAATTTTAGGCGAATTAGGACAAAAAACCAATCGCTTTGGAAAATTAGAAGAGTATGTAAAAGGTAGTTTAGAGGAGGCTTTGTCAATTCTTGAACAATCAAGAGCTAAACATCAGAAAACCCAACAGCAAATACAATTAAATCTATTTGACAAAGAACTTATACAAAATGACCCTAGTGAAATAGAAAAAAACAGCACCAAAGAACTACAAAAAAACATAGAGAATACTTTGGTTAGACTTCATAATATAAAATTCAAAAGCCTCGTCATCATCAATGAAATTGAAAAATACAATGGAATTTATCGTGAACTTGAAGATACACCAGAAAATTTTGACACACAAAAAATAAAAGAGCTTTCTAAAAATTTAGACCGACTGAACAAAAAGATAATAAAATATGATGAAGAACACACCATTCAAACATCTCCAGAAATAAAAAAAGGAATATTAAAATACCATTTTCAAAAAAAAGATGAAGTAGTAGATTCAAGTTTACAAAATAGCTCAAATCTTACAAAAGAGCAAACAGAGGCATTTCAACAGACTGAATATGATGGAACTTTACTTATCCACGAAAGTAAACTTGAAAAATATGCAAATTATTATAAAGGAGTAGCAATTCACGATTTCTATTATGCGGAGGGGGACATTTATGAAAAATTGGAGCAATTAGAAATTGAAAAAGAAACAATTTCTGAACAACAATACCAAAAACAAAAAGCTCTTTTAGAGAGCGTTCTTCCTAAAAAGAAAGGGTTAGATGATATTATCATCTCTCCTAATCACGAATTTATACATCAGTTTTTATTAGGAACCGAAGAAAGAGATTTTGCTGTTATTAAAGGATATAATAGTTATACAGGGAGACCTCAGTATTCAACAGAAAAAAAAATGGTAAATGTTTCTTTAGCAGATAGATTTCAAGAATTTGTAAGAAAATTACCTCGCGAAGCTTTTGGACAATCTAACTCTTGGGAAGTAAATGCTTTCGTTCGTAATGAAACAGTTACAGGAAGCGACAGAGAGAGAAATGCTGAAGTAAGAGAACGAAGAAAAGAAGTCGCTAACGACCTTTTCTATAAATTTATTAGAGAAGAACTGGAGGATGATTTGAAAGAAAGATTTATAAATGAATTCAACCGAAAATACAACAATATTTATATACCAGATTATTCTCAATTTCCATTGTTTTCTAAAATTCATAAAAACTTTAAGGGTAATCCTTTAAGACTTACAGAAGTTCAGAAAGCAGGTGTTGGCAGATTAACTACCAAAGGAGTAGGTCTTCTGGCACACGAAGTGGGTTTTGGTAAAACCCTATCTGGAGTTCTTGCGATGCACGAAGCAATGGAAAGAGGTAATGCTAAACGACCTTTAATTGTTGTGCCTAACGATAGTATTTTAAAACAATGGGTAGAAACTATTTTTGAAACCATTCCTGAAGCTAAAGTCAATGTTTTGGGAAACTTAGGAAAAAACTATGACCTTTCAAAATTTGATAATAAAGATGGAGAAATTACTCTTGTTACATATGAGGGGTTCAATAATATAGGATTTTCAAAAGAAATTACTGAACAGCTTGCCTCTAAATTTAATTATATATCCCAAAATGAATTGAAAGGAGTTGTTAATTCTGAAAGAAATTTTCAAAAGGAAATTGAAAAAGATAAAGAGATACAAGGAAAAATGAAAAGAGGCAAAGTATATGACTGGGAAGATTTTGCTTTTGACCATCTAACCTTTGATGAAGTCCATAATGCTAATCATATCGTGGGAAAAGTGAGGATTGAAGACAGAAGATTTGCTTCTGATTTTAGAAATCAAAATCAAAGAACCTCTAAATTAGGATTAAACGCTTGGGTGGCTTCACAATACATTCAAGAGCATAATAATGGGCGAAATGTTACTCTTCTTTCTGCTACTCCATTCACTAATAAACCTTTGGAATATTATTCTATTTTATCATTGATTGCAAATAATAGATTAGAAAAATCTGGTTATTTTAATGTCAATACCTTTTTTGAAACCTTTATGGAAGCGGATGATGAAATGGAGGTTGATGCTAAAGGAGACATCAAATACAAAATGAATGTTAGGAGGTTTAAAAACAATGCTTTATTTCAGCAACTTTTGGGCGAATTTATTGATATTAAAGGCGAAGAGGATAATCCCGAACTGAAACGACCAAACAGAATCAACAAGGAATATAAAATTGAGCAAAATAGCTTGACAGAAAAAGAATATAGCAATTTGAATGCGAGTTTTGATGAGAGTGCAGATGGAGCGATTTTAACCCATATATTGAATGCCAGGCTTATTGCACTTTCTCCCTATTTATCTAAGTTTTACGAAGGAAAAAAACCAACAATGGAAGAGTTTGTAGAAAATTCTCCAAAGTTGAAAACTACAATAGATTTAATAGCTCAAAACAAAAAAGATAAACCAGAAGCAGGACAAATCATTTACTCTGAATTGGGAATTTCCGAATTTCCAAAGATAAAGGAGTATCTAATCGCTAAAGTTGGCTACAAACCAAACGAAGTGGAAATGATTACTGGAGCTACTTCCAAAAATAAGAGGTTAGAAATTCAAGAAAAATTTAACCAAGGAAAAATCAAAATAATTTTGGGAAGTGAAGCTATACAGGAAGGAATGAACCTTCAGATTAATACTTCTGATATGTATCTTTTAACTTTACCGTACAATTTTACCTCGCTGAGACAGGTAGAAGGCAGAGCTTGGAGGCAAGGTAATAAATGGGAAAATGTTCGTATCAATTTTATGTTGACAAACGATAGTATTGATGTTTTTATGTTACAAAAACTTCAAGCTAAACAAAGCCGATATATGGAAGCAATGAAGAACGGAGCTAATATTATAGATGTTTCTGATGTAGACACACAGGAACTGAAAACAGCTATCATTACCGACCCTGAATTAAGGGCAAAAATAGAAATAGAAGTAGTAAAAAAGAAATTTGAAAGCCTAAAAAATAGACAATCATCTGAATTGGGTTATATTTCTCGTAAATTTGAAAAATATACCGAAAGCGAAGAGTTTAAAAAAGTCCAAAGGCTTAAAAATGATATTGAACAATATACAGAATGGGCTAAAGATGATAAGTATTGGGCTGACATATTAAAATCTGCAAAAGCAAATTTGGCTAATGCAGAAGAAAATTTAAAAGAGCTTATTGATAGCCTTGCTAAACAAGGTGTCAATGTAGAAGATTTTAAAGAACAACAAAGAATGACAGAAGAAAAAATCGCTGAACTCGATAGGGTAATTCAAGAGGATTTACCAAAAATGCGGGAAGAACTGATAAAGAAATATAAAGAAGAAAAAGCTGAACAACTTCGGAAGACATCTCCCCTTAACTTTGTAGAAGAACGAGCCGAAGAAAATAAAACATTTTTTAACCTTGTATCTGCAGAAGAAAAAATAACAGAAGAGCTAAAATCTTCTAAAAGTTTTAAGAGGTAATAAAAAAAATATTCTTACTTTTGGATTATGGAAAAAGTCATAAAGGAATATGAACAACTGAGAGCAGAGTACAATAGGAATATTGTAGAAGCCTTTAACCCTCAAGATTTTGAGAATTATATAAATGATATGTTTACCGCTCATAGTTGTAGAATCGAGGGAAATTCTTTTTCTGTGAATGATACTAGAGCATTGCGAGAACAAGGTATAGGTTTAAAACTAAATAACAAATCTATGTTAGAAGCGTTTGAGATTTTAGACCATTTCAATGCGAATAGATACGCAATGAGTAATTTAGACCAGCCATTAACTGAGGATTTTATCAAAAAAATCCATTATTATCTTACTAAAAATACTATAAAATTTAGCAAAGGAACTCCTCCTGGAGAATATACTAAATTTGATATGGCGGTGAGTGAAACTATGTTTGGAGACCACAAAAAAAATATTGCTCAAATGCCTAAGTTATTGGAATCAACTCAAAAAACCTTAGAAGAAAACAAAGTACACCCTGTAGTTTTAAGTGCAATGTTTCATAAATTCTTTATTTACTTGCATCCTTTTCACGATGGAAATGGTCGCTTGGGTAGAATTTTATCCAACTTTATCTTAGCCAAAAAGGGACATCCCCTCATTATTATTACTGAGCCTAAAAAAGAGCGGTATGTGGAAGCATTGGTAGCTTCGCACAAGCATAAGGATACCTCTCCTATTGTAAGTTTTTTCTTTGACACAATGATAGAACGAATGAAAAATGAAATTGCGGAAAAAAAAAACCTTGCCCAGAATTTTCTTATGCGATTTAGAGAGGAAGAGCATAAAGATAAACGAACCCTTAGGAGATAAAAATCTCATCATTAAAAATGATGAGATTTTATAATCGGCAAAGTTTGAAGATTGGTCTCTAGATGATGCCACCTCTACCGAGTTTGAAATAGTATTTAACGGAAGTTTAAAAGCTAATTAAAAAGCGATAATTGGGTGGTAGTTTCCTCCTTTGGGATTACCATTCCTTTTATATTCATCCATTGTCGGTAAGAAAGAAAAATATTGTACTTTGGAAATACATTTCTTACAATAGTAGTATCGGGTACATCGCTGTGCTTGTGGCTGTTATAAACCTCCACTATAAAACGAGCCTTTTTAAGATAGTTCCTTCTATTGTAAGCCATATCGCAAAATTAAACCAAAAAAAAACGCCAAGCAAGCTGGCGTTTAGTATGGCAAATAAGCCTTTATTTATTTTTCCCTTCAGTTTGTTTAATTCTTCTATATAATTCTTCTATACCTCTTTCTATTCTTGGTTTAGCAGACGAAGTGGTGTAGGATGTTGCCTTTTTATATCCGAAAATCTCCGCTATAACGGCATCTTTTAGCCCGAGCTCTTTTTTTATTTGTTTGATATTTTTCATTAGTTGAAATGTCCTTTTTTGTAAATTTTAACAAGTTCACCCTCTTCCTCTTTAAGAAGCCCAAAAAATCTGAACTTTTTATTTAAAAATAAGTCTTCCGCCCATATCGGCTCTTTGGTATTTGAGGTTATCGGGCTTGGATAACCTTTCGGATTTAGTGCCCAAAATTCAACACCCGCTCCTTTTTGCGTTACCGCTATTTCATAATTATTGCTGTGAGATATTATAAAATGTAACCCCGTTGGGACTTCTATCGTCTTTAAATATTCATCAACAAGCCCTTTTTTTTCTAATAATCTACACTCATTGTAAACAGTTTCTGAAAACTCTTTCCAATTTTTCAATCCTCCTATAAGGTTTTTTATTTGCCATTCTTTGATTTCTTCGATAGTCCACTGAAATATTGACTTTTTCATTGTTATAAATTTTTAATTGTTGTTACTTTTAATTTTCTTGTGCAAATATAGGTATATACCTATATAAAATCCAAATTTTTTACAATATTTTTTTAGGTATATACCTATTAAATTTATTTAATTGACTGATAATAAGATATATAAAAAATAAAAAACCGCTCGGAAGTTCCAAGCGGTTGGGTTAAAAACTCATAAATTCTTTTAAAAGGTTTTTAACTTCCTTTTCAAAGACATTTAAAAAGAGGTTATCTTTTATTAAAAATCCCTTTTCGGCAGGTTCTCGGTAAACCTTTTATTCATCGGCTTTTTCCGGGCTTTTTTATTTATTATGTTATTGTATATTTCTATTTATGCCCTATAATTTTTTACTTCTGTTAATTATAATCAAATTCTATTTTTCTCTTTCTACTTTGTTTTCTGCATTTATGCAAGTTTGGCATCAAAGGATTTCTCTTAGTTTTTTATTCCTTTATTTTAAATACTTTATAGAAGCAAAAATTAATAGATGAACCATATAAAAAGAGTAATAAATGTTACCTGTTTTTTTACCTTGTTGCCCATTATACATCAAAATAGGAATAAGACCTAAAATTGAAAAAGGTTGAAATTTGAATATAAATTTCATACCTAAAAGACTCAACAAAACAATTGGAATAACTGGAGTAAATCGTGATTTTTTGCAGAAATAGAAGGCAAAAATAACAAAAACTCCATAAATACTATAATCTACTCTAAGAATCAATGCTAATAAGAATATTATTAGACTAATAAAGAGCTTCAATCCTAATTCCTTATTCTTTTCCAATAAATGAACCCCAAATGCAGAAATGAAAAGTGTCCAAAATATATTCTGATGAGAAAAATTAAAAAACTTCCCATAGATTGCCAAATCAAATGGAATTTCCGAAATAAAACTCCATAGTAATAATTTACCCAGATAGTTCTTTATATTTTTTGTATAAAAAATCCCTTCTACCAACATAAACGCATAAAGAACAAAGGCTATTCTGCCGATTATTCTGAAAATAGGATATTCTTCAAAAAACATAGCTCCTAAGTGGTCAATAACCATTGATATAAGAGCAATAATTTTGAGATGAAAAGAATTAAAAACTTGCATCTATTAGAGCTTTTTCAGTTTTTTAATATTCCTATATAATTTTATTACACGACTCATTACTTTAGTAAGTAGATATGCTCCAGATATAGATGAATAATAAATCCATTTAGGGTTCGTAACACCATAATAGATTAGATACACAACAGCAAAAGCAGTTATACCTAGTAATATTTTTTGACTTCTTATCTCTATTGATAATTCTCTTATTTCTTCTTCACTCATAATTATTACTTTTTAATTGGCTATGCAATTGATTTACATAGCCAATAAATGATTATACTATTTCAACTTGATTTCTCCTGCCATTAGTGCTTCTTGTAGGTAAATTTCGTATTTCTTTTTGTTGTATTCGGTATTTACAACCCAACCATCATCGGTAAAAGTCCAATCCAAAACCAACATTTCTTTTCCTGCTATTTTTTTAGCGTTGTCAGATATAGGCAAATCTTTTACTCTTTCTATAGCATCCGCTCCATATTGCACAGCCCTTGCAGTATTCATTACCTTAATGGCTTTATCTAAAACTTCTACATTACTAGTTCCTATTCCAATGGCTGAAGCTCCTGTTCCTACAACTCCTGCTATATTACCTATTAGTTTTGCAGATAGTTTATTTTTCTTTTGTTTTACAAAAACAAAATCCTTTCCTGCAGGAAGATAAATTTTAATATTACTTCCCTTTTTGATAGTAATACTATCATTTATTAAAAGGTGTGTTTCATTGTTTTTGATTGACTCTATTTTCTCCTGTGCAGATATTGTGACAGAAAGAAAAATCATTGTACTAAAAATTACTTTTTTCATTGTTTATTATTTTTAAGTTGAAAGTTTAAATTAAAGTTCTCAAGAAAGAGTTGTATCTGATTTATAAATTTTTTGTCCGCTGGATTATTATGTTTTTGAGAAATTTCGTGTAGTATAAATTTGTTTCTCATCAACTTAAATCTTATACAATGGACTTCTTTATTTTCTGATACGCCTTTCATTATGATAGACCTATTATTGCGTATTGCTATATCATCTCCAAAGGCACAATTATTCATTTCGCCACTAAAATATAACAGCTCTCTTTTGTTTTCATTGGTTTAATGTTTAATCCACTTTTAGCGAGTTCTCTGATAAATTTTTGATATTCGGAGGTATATTGATATTTGTGGGTTTTTATTTTTTTTGTTGCTGATATTCTTATCACTCTGAAAATATTATCGTGAGCTTCTTTTATTTTCAGCATAGAAGTAGCTTTAAAATTGAAACAACATTCTTTGAAATTTCGTGTAAAAACAACTCTAATATAATCCTTGAGGATACTTTCATTATCCTCTGTAATATTATTTATTCTTTGATAAAAAATATGTCGAACAATCTTTTCTTCTATTGTTCCTGAGCCTTCATAAAACGCCTTTTTTTCTATTAACTCATTTAGTATCTCAAAATGATGATTAAAATAGTTTTTTATAAACCCTTTACTATCATCTCTTGTTTTTTTTATAATCTTAGTGTAAATTCTAAGCAATAATGGAGAGGTTTTGTATGCCCATTTGGGGACATACTCTAGCTTGAGTAAATTTCTATAAAAATCTCTTGTTTTTTTAAATTTTAAAATATCTATAATATTATTATTTGAGGGAAAATGTTCTAATAAACTAGGACAACATAATGTTCTATTTGCTCCCAAATAACTTAAAATTTCACTTAGTATTTGAAATAGTTCTTTTTCCCTTATTGTATAATAGCTGTTAGTAAAGGTAACAGGAATAGTATTGTTTTTATTTTTATTTACATTAGAAGAAAAAACACCATTTACAAGGTCAATGTGAATAACCATTTGTCTCGGATATTCGCCATATATAGAAACCTTACTCCCTTCTACTATATCATAAGAATTCTTATAAACAGTCCATTTAAATTTCTTGTACTTTATTTTAAGTCTTTGATTATCTTCTTTGCTAACTTCTAGTTGCCTAGACCTTCTATTGACTTTTAGGTGGCTGTTAGAGTAAAACCATTCATCGGTAACTAGATATTTCAATAGACTATCTCTATACTTTTTTTCAGATGCTTCAAATAAAAATTTATCTTTCTCATCTATATCATCTAAAAAAACAATCCCTTCTCCAAATTTCTTATATAAATGAGAAACTATTAGGTCATCAAACTCTTTTTTTTCCATTTTTACTATTTAATAAAAATAAGACCTATTATAATACTCAATAAGAACATAAAAATAAATTTCATATCGTATAGGTCTTTTTGTTTTTTCTCTTTAGTTTTCATTTCCATTATTACCCTTTCTGAAACATTATTTTCTTTCAGATAAATAATATCTTTCATTTCCGCTACTTTAAATTGGGTGGGGTTTTCCGAAATGAATTCACAAATCAAATCATCACCCATTCCTTCATTAACTAAATCAATAATTGATTGATTTGTTAAAGTTTTATCTTCTTTATCTGTTCCACAAGAAACTGCGGAAATGAATAAAACTAATATTAAAAGTATTTTTTTCATATCTCTTAAAAAGTGTTATATCCGTGATGCTCTAAGTCGTGTTTTCTCGCCAACCTCATAAACTCTTTATAAGTTTGAAAAGTAATTTTTTTTCTATCTTGTAATATAGTTTCTACATATCCCATTTCATTTACCTCTGTTTGTCTAATAGCCATTCTAAAATCAATCAAACGACCCAATGTTTTCCATTCTTCAGGCTCATCAAGTTGCATATAATATATAGCACTTTCCAAAAAATTATATTGATTACAAGTTAGTTCCCAATAATGTACTATGCTTTTATATTCTATTATTAAATATTGCCCTCTTTGATAAATATGACAATCGTTTAAAGGTGTATTATAGTGGTCTTTTGCCTCTTCTTTAGTTAATATATAGTTTTCAGTTTTACTATCCCAATTCCTATTATTATTGATGAACTCCAGCGTTATTTCAATAGGTTCTTGTTCATTTATTACTTCTAATTTCATTTCTACTCTTCTTTTTTTTCATCATCTCCTGTTAACTCTTTTATTTGAGTAGTCATACTTGACATTGCAATTAACAAGTTCTCGTGTGCCTTTTTTAAGGCTGAATATTCTTTTAAAAGAATTTTTAGTTCTCTTTTTTTTAAGAGAAAAAAAGACATTCCTGTTGAACTTATTTCTCCAGCTTCTTTTTTTTCTTGAATAAAAAATCTGCTATCCTCAGGGATTATTAAGTTTCTAAATCCTGCTTTCATTTCCTCAGTCCACTCTTTTGTATTTTCTAAATATTCAAACCTCTGTTTTAGCCATCTTTCTAGGTCATACAGGTTTTCCTGAAACAGTGTTTGAGTATTACACTGTTCTTTTTGCTCCTCGTAAGTTGCTCCTAAGTAACCTGCAGGTCGCATTGATTTCATAAATCCTATTATTTCTTGTAGTGAAATAATTATCATTTCTTCATAAACTTTGCCTATTTCTTGATTTTCCATTATCTTTTTATTTTATCATTTTCTCTAATATCTCCATTTCTTTTTTCCTTTGTTCTTCTAAATAATCTTTATATCCTCCAAGTGAAGGATTATTATTAAGAAGTTTATCCAAAAATTTTTTATATTTATATTGATAAATTTTTCATAACATAATCTAGAGTTATAATCAGTATCAGGATAACTAAAACCATAAATGTCTTCTATCATTCTATCTAATTTCTCTGCCTCTTCCCTGTATTTTCTAGCCAACTTCTTAACTTTTTCAAATTGATTTTTCATTTTTGTTATCTTTTTTTATTTTTTTGCGGATAATATGAATAAGGTTTACCGTATAAAAAAGTTCTTCTTTAGTCGCACTTGGGTTTTTTAAAACTTGGTTCAATTCCAAGTTTATTTTGTTGAAATCTCCATTTGTGGAGATTTTAAATTTTTCAATGAAATTTTGAACAAAGGCTTTTGCTTCTTTGTCAATTTGCTCTATTTTATCGTTGTTTTCTTTGTTTGTTTCCATTTGATTCGTTTTATTTTAAAAGTTGCAAATACATTTCCCATTTTCTTCAAAGTTTAGCTCTCCTGTAAAAGGGAGCTTAGAAAGCTCTACTAAATCGTCAATACTTTTATGACCTCTAAAAGAGGTATTGCCATATTTCCCCTCCATTTTTCTATACCAATCTATAAAACGAGTGCCATTTCGGATAACATCTATTAGATTGGCGTCAGATTTTTTCCAACATAGTTCGCAGTTTCCAAATTTGTTGTGTATTTCCAACTTGAATGGTTGTTCGTCCCAATATTCATTCAATTCCATTTGTCCTATTGGGAATTGGAAATCTGTTAATAAGGGAAAAATCCTCGTTCTATCCGTTTTTATTTCAGCCCAAGATATACGCTTAGGCATATCTTCTTTTCTAAAACCTATGGCTTTTATATAGTTGTTTGTGCCAAAAATATCATCTGCAAATTTTTTAGCAGGTAATGTTTTAAGCATTTCCGAGCAGAAAGGAGCATCTTTGCTTGGCATACCATTAAAAATCCCTTTATTTTTGTGTGCTATTGCTTCAGCAAAGGGTTTAGCCATCATATTCAACTCTTCCCAATCTACCGCCTTGTAGCCAACCCCAACGCCCATTTCTAACGAATACACACCCTCAATTTTCACAAGTGGAATATCCCAATACTTTTCAATTTTTTTAAGGAACTCTATAGTTTTAGGATGTTCCATTCCTGTATTGCAGAAAACAAATAATTTCTCGTAATTTTTATATTTTTCAGAAGTTTGTATGTGTCGTGCCATCATAGCGGAACTTCTCCCTCCTGATACTGTTATCAGTAAATTTTTCATAGGTTATTGTTTGTTCTTAAAGACCAAGGGTTGCTCTTATTATTTGATTTTAAAGCTACATATATCCAAAAAAGTACAAAACATATTATCGGGAAAAATACGGCAGTAACATATTATTCCATCAGATAAATAATATCTTATATTTTCTCTACTTTAAATTGGGTAGGGTTTTCGGAAATTATTTTGCTAATCAAATTATCACTCATACCTTTCGTATTTGAAAGAGTTATGATACTTTGATTTGTTAAAATTTGCTCCTTCTTATCTTTTCCACAAGAAACTGCGGAAATGAATAAAACTAATATCAAAAGTATTTTTCTCATTTCTATTTTTTTTACTTTAAACTGGTTTTAATTTCATTGATTAAATATCTAAACTTCATAGGATTTTTTATATATTGAGAAATTTTTATACCTGCAGTAGTAATACTCAGACAACCATAATTGAACAGCTTTCCTAATACCCCTTGACTAATCCATATACTCTCTGATTTATCTAAGGATATATCTATAGTATTACCTATAATAAATCCTGTCATAATAGTGATATTCTTATCAGTCAAATAGATTTTGGTAGTCAAATTCTGCAATAATTTAAAGATTCCTTTGAATGTAAGAAGCACTAGAAAAAATCCTAAAAACTTAATAATCCCATTAGCAAGAGAAAAAGCGATTGTACCTAAAACCCCTATGATAATGTATGTAATTGGGAGAATATTAAATATCCAGGGTGGTCTCGTTTGGTATTTAATCTTTGTTTCTGCAATATTTTCCATAATGTAAGAATTTATAAATTATAAAAACTTGAAGTTGATAAATTTACTTCACACCTTTCGGGAAGTAACCCTCCGTGGCGATTTTTAGCAATAATAATCTCTATTTCATTTTTGGTAGGTTCATTATCATACTCTGTCCATTCGTCTATATTGTAGTACTCTGGGCGATAAAGAAAAATAACTGCATCTGCATCTTGTTCAATACTTCCAGAGTCTCGTAAATCTGATAATTGAGGGCGTTTATTGGGGCGCTTTTCCACTTCACGAGAGAGCTGAGATAAAGCAATTACAGGAATATCCAATTCTTTCGCTATAGATTTCAAACCTTGCGAAATTTTGCTAATTTCTTGTTCTCTAGTTTTGGATTTTTCGTGAGTGACAAGTTGAAGATAATCCACAAATAAAACCTTTATATTGTGGCGAATTTTCATCATTTTAGCTTTTAGTCTAATATCTTGTATAGAGAGAGCTGGAGTATCGTCTATATGAATATTCATTTTTAACATATCATCTTTGCAATCCCAATATCTCTGTAATTCTTCTTGGTTTAAGCCTTTGCGAAGAATAGATGAATTTTTTATATTCGTGAAATTAGTAACAATTCTTGCTGAAATCTGTTCAGCAGACATTTCTAAGGAGAAGACTCCCACAGCCATATTTTGCTTGGAAATATCTACTATCTGCTGAACAATAAATGCTGTTTTTCCCATACCTGGTCTTCCTGCAACAATAGTAAGGTCTGAGTTCTGCCAACCACCAAATGCTTTGTTTATGACATCCAGAGAACTTGCAATTCCTGTTATTCCTCCGTAATCTCCATTCGTTATTTTTCTAAATTTCTCCTCTACTTTTTGCACCAACTCTGGAAATGTATTATATTCTCTGTTAGCTTCAATAAATTTTTCAATGAATAAATTGTCAAAAAATTCAAACGCCTTATCTCTGAGGTCAAAAATATCTTGTTCTTCTTGTTTCGCAAGATTTGTTAGTATTGTGAATTTATGTATGAAATCTCTTTTTATAGAGAGCTCTACCAAAATCATCAGATAATATTCTATGTTTACCGTAGAAGAAGCTCTGACAACTAAATCAACCACATATTTTTCCAACTCTTTTTTACCTCCAAATGCCAATTCTTTAGATAGCAGAATTATATCTATAGGTTTATTGTTTTGCCAAAGGTTATCAATGGTTTCAAAAATAATTTGATGAACCTCTTCAGTAAAGAGATTTATAGATAATTTACTTTTTAGTTTTGGATAGATATTAGGAAAACTAATGAGTGTACCTAAAACTATTTTTTCTACATCAATATTGCTATTCATCATAGGTTATTTTTGGGCGTTTTATTTGAGGAATATTGTTTGGAGTCAATGTTTTTCTTTTGTTGGTCTTCAGATATGGTATAGTGTTTTTCAAATTATTTTGCCATTTGATAATAGGTGCTCCTATACCATTTTTCCAACCTGCATCTAGCCAACTTTCATATTTCGATTTTAGAGAAAAATCCATACTCTCATCATAAGCCTCTAATGTTTTGGCAAAACTCATAAATTCTTCTAATGTCGGAACATCTATATTCTCACGGATAGGTAATTTTATAGAAGGTTCGTTTATAGTAGTAGGTATATCTTCTTTGGGTGGCTCTTGTTTTGATAGCTCTTGTTTTATTGGTTCTTGCAGAAAAGAAAAATCAGAAACAATTCTATAAACGCTTGGTAAACCATTTTTAGTTTTGTATTGAATTAATCCAATATTTCTTAGCTTGGATTTAATTGTGATAATCGTCGGTCTTGTAAGTGAAAGCTTTTGACTTATTGAATTATCAGAGATAGAAAAATCAACGCCTTCACTTTTTCTATATTGTTCCAATAAGAAAAGATACAAAGCAATAGTGGAAGAACCTAATGGCGTTTTTTCATTAATGCTCCAAAATTTCGTTACCAAGTCTGTATAATTCATAGTTTTTTCTCTTTTGCTGTAATTTCAAGAACCTTTTTCTTATCAATTACTATTAGTTTCCCAACTTGAGATATAGCTTCGTCTATTATACCGGAGTTTTTTATTTTAGAGGCGGTAGTTCTTGAGCATCCTAATATTTTCGCCAAACCTTTCAACCCATACACATATTCTTTATTTTCATTTTTCTTTCCATTCATTGTGTTATGGAGTTCTATATATTCCGCCACAGTTAGTTTCAATAGTTGTGTATTGGGATTTATTTTCATAACTCTATTTTTTCATCTTAAATAATTCCAAAGCTTTTTCTTTGTCAATAATTATTTTTCTACCTCTTTGAATAATTGCTTCATTAAATAAGCCTTGACTTTTCAACCTAGCGGCGTGAGAGGTAGAACAACCTATCAATTTCGCTAATCCTGCAATGCCATATACATACTCTTTACTTTCTGTAATAGGGCTTTCTTCAGATTTTTCTGTAATACTCTGCAATGCTTGTAGAAATTCGCCAAGAGTAAGTTGCCACATTGGGGTATTTCTATCAAAATTCATAATTAAGCACTTAGTTCCGTTATCATTACTTCCATTTTGCACTCTAATGCATACTTGTTATTCATTGCTTTCTCGTGGAGAACATCAATGATGTTATTATCAAAACAAGTCCCATTCATTACTCTAATCACTCTGTTGTAAGAAAACTTATTTTCTTTGGCAACTTCTTTTAGGTCCCCTCTGTAAAAATATTTTCTAAGTTGAGCTACAAAATGTTTATGAAGTATTTGTCTTTTTTCCGTAATTCTTTCCGAAGAAACCTCAATAGCATAAAAAAGAGGATTTGTTTCTCTTAATTTTTTCTCGCATTCTATGAAATACATTCTTGCCTGTTTCCCTTTTTCATTTCTTTCCACCATTGAAAGCTCTTTTGCCATATCCAAAGTAATAGCGTATTCTACTGTTGGTCGTCCTCCATTAGGGTTTTTCATAGAATTATGAAAAACCTCAAAATCCTGTCCTTCAATAAATCCGTAATCTCTTATTCTATTTTGTATCCAATCCGAAAATTGCTGTTTACTTTCAAGAAATTGATAAAGCTCCCTCGCAGATACAGCACTATTTCCGTTGCGTTCTGTAATTTTTATTAGCTCCATTTTAGTTGATGTTTTCTTCTTTTAATGTTTGTTCCATTTTATTGATAACACTTCTAATGCCTTGTGGCTTCATTTCGTATCGTTCTGCAATAGTTCTGAAAACTGACCATTGCCCAGCACCTTCTGGGAGATTGTTCATATACTCTTGATACATCTTATAAATCTCCTTGTTTCTTTCATCACGCTTCCTTTGTAAAGGAGTTCGTAGGTCTATTTGCTCGTTGTTCATTTTGTTTATTTTTATTATTAATCTTCCGTGTCTTATCTCTTTCTTTTTGTATTACATTCTTCTTACTGCACCGTCTAAACAACAACCCATAATGCGTTGTTGTTATTTTTTATATATTTGTGCTATTAGTTGTTTAGCACATTGTTTTATTTCCTGTGCAAATATAGAATAAATTTTACCTAAAAAACAAATAAATGAGTAAAAATTTACCTACAATCAAGGATAGAATATTGTATTTTGCTGAAAAAGAGGAATCTAGTAAGCAGGAATTTTTTAGAAAAACGGATTTAAAGTATAGTAATTTTACAGGAAAATCTAAAGAAAGTGACTTAAACTCACAATCAGTAGCGAAAATTTTACTCACATATAGAAATCTTAGTCCTATGTGGTTATTAGTTGGAGAGGGGGAAATGAGAAAAAGTGATGCTCAGAATGTTAGAATTGAAGGGCAAAACAAAAATTTAAACAACATTAATGGAAGTAGCAATGTTACCATTTCACAAAATGATATTTCAGAAATTATTGAAATACAAAGAGAAATGAATAACATTATAAAAACCACCCAAAGTCAATTATCTGAAAGTCAACAACAAGTCAGTAACCTTATAGAAATTTTGAAAAATAAGTAATTATGAAAAAGAGACTTTTTTTAATATTCGGATTTGTATTTACCTTTTTTTCTGCACAAAAGAAAGATAATTGTAAGGATATAATGAATAGTTGGGATAGTTGGGATATTTTTAAAAAGCCCTCTGTAGAAAGTGTAAAAAAATGCCTCTCAAAAAAAGAGAAAAAAATTAAAATAGAAGTTTTTAACAATGGAGATTATAACGATTTAGTGCAAGTGATATATGTAGAATTTACCAAAGTAAATAATGGAAATTATTCTCCTATCTTAAAAAATTCCGAAAATCTTCCTCATATAGTAATAGATAAAATTGGCAAAGAAGAATGGAGAAATAGCTCTAATAAGGACGCTTTGATGATTTCTCAATCCTACAGTAGTGAAGAAGATAATACTAATATACCATTAAAAGAAGTGGAAATATACGAAACCACAGCTCCTATTTCATCAGGTGTATTAAGAATATCTGGAACCTATCGGAAAGACTTTAACCATAATACCCCTACTAATTTGACCAAAACTATCAATATATATACTAATGATAAACTACTTATTTCAAAAGATTTCTCTTTTGAAGAACTTGAAAAAACAGGAGGCATAGTTTTAGAGTTTAACGCAGTAGAAGAATGATAAAATATCACGCTCAATTTCTATTAGATAAAGAAAAAGGTAATCCTACTGCAAAACTTCGTTATAGAATAAAATGGGAGGGGATTATTGTAGCTTTTAGTGTAGGATATAGAGTAGAAATAGATAAATGGAGTAGAGATACTCAGCGATGTAAAATCAATACTACTCACGGAAAAAAAAAGGTTTCAGCAAGTGCCATCAATCGCAAAATTCAAGAATACGAACAAGCGTGTGAAAAGGTATTTTTAAGATTTAATGGAGAAAATAAAACACCTACTGCTGATGAATTTAGGGTTGAATTTAATAGAGAAATAGGAAAAAAAATAGAACCTGGAAAAGAGATGACTCTCTTTGAGATTTATGACCAATTTACAGAAGATGAGGGTAAGAAGAATCAATGGACAAAATCCACTTATGAGAAAATGGAAACTCAAAAAAAACATCTTTTTCACTTTGACCAAAACCTTTCATTTTCAGATATTACAGAAGAAAAACTAATTGATTATCAATATTTTTTACAAGACTCTATCAACCTTAAAAATTCTACAATACTCAAGCAATTCTCTTTTTTAAGATGGTTCTTACGGTGGTGCAGGAAAAAAAAATATATCCAAACTAATGCTTTTGAAGATTTTAAACCTAAACTCAAAACTACTCAGAAAAAAATAATTTTTCTAACACAGTCTGAAATACAACAAGTCAAAAAATATTCTATTCCTCCTAGTAAAGAATATCTAGAAAGAGTGAGAGATGTATTTCTTTTTCTTTGTTTCACAGGCTTGAGATACTCTGATGTATGCAATCTTAAAAAAACAGACATTAAGGATAATACAATAGAAATTACGACCATAAAAACCACAGATAGTCTCATTATTGAACTTAATAATCATAGTAAAGAAATCCTTGACAAATATAAGGATAAGACTTTTGACGGAGATTTGGCATTGCCTACCATTAGTAATCAAAAAATGAATGAATATCTAAAAGAGCTGATGGAACTAGCAGGAATAGACGAACCTATCCGAGAAACTTACTACAAAGGGAATAGAAGGATAGATACTATAACTCCCAAATATGCCTTAATAGGTACTCACGCAGGACGGAGAACTTTCATTTGTAATGCACTTTCTTTAGGTATTCCACCTCAAGTTGTAATGAAATGGACTGGACATAGTGACTACAAATCAATGAAACCTTATGTTGATATTGCAGACGAAACTAAAGCCAGTGCAATGGAGCGATTTAATTTACTATAA